TTCTCTGATCAGTCTCAATGATCTGGTTCCGACTGCGTCTCTCTACCCAGGTTTGATAGCTTCAGGTGACGACCTTCCCTCATCAATATCTGGTCTTGTCGAGGGCGTCGGCCCGGAAAATCTCGACAGCGAGAATCAGACTGGGTCAGTTCTAACCATCTTCCAGCGTCAGAGAGATAATTCATCGAATTCAGTGACGTTCTTCGACACAAGCAACCTCTTTTACGGTGGGCGGATCCATCCAGGGAGCCTTGAGATCACCGATCCATCATTCACGGGATCCAATGGAACGTTTGGGATTACTCTACGGGACAACGGGAACGGAGGTCTCTACCGAGCTGACTCTCTGACAAAACATGCTGAGTGGGCGGGGGTCGGGACTGCACTCTACGATGAGGGCATCGCAGTCGTTAAATCTCCCCTTGTCTTCATGTTCGGCAAGGATCAATTCGACATCTCGATGCGAGGGGAACGGCAAGTTCACGTGATGGAGATCGCTGTTCCGTGCCCTGCGGGACAGATCAACTCGAGCTCTAATCCAACGTTCACCGCTCTCACTGCAAGCGCTGAGCCCGACGAAGCGTCGGTCGGACCTGTCATCATCACGGGGATCAACCTACACGATGATAACTTAAATGTCGTCGCCCGTGTGGCGCTTGCCCAACCCATCGTGAAGAGAAGCGAGGACAGGTATCTCTTCAGGATAAAGATGGACTGGTGATGATACTAGGACTTGACGTTTCAACAAGCTCTACTGGTTGGGCTGTTCTCGACGAAGCGGGAAATCTGGTCGAGATGGGCAGTTTCAAGCTCACGAAGTACGAGGATCTGTTCGACAAAGCTCAGGCTGTTCGTAGTGGCCTACTTGAGATTCATTCGAAGCATTTCATATCTAAGGTCTCCATCGAGGAGCCCTTACAGGGCTTCCGACGTGGGATGAGCTCTGCCCACACTCTACTCACTCTGGCTCGCTTCAACGGCATCGTTTCCTGGTTGGCTTTCGATGTTTTTAATGTGAAGCCAATATTCTTCGATTCGAGCACTGCACGCCGTGGTCTCGGTATCAAGATCGATAAGGCACGCGACACGAAGGACCAGATAATGGAATGGGTTGAGGTTGTGACAGGGCAGGAGCTACCGAAGCGAGTCGCGAAGGTCGGAAAAAAGAAAGGCATGACGCTCTTCGCAGCCGGTGTGAATGACGCAGCCGATGCTTTCGTGATGGCACGTGCTGCGTATTTGTTAAATCGATAGCGACGGTTTATTATTTCATGTGATAGACGCAAAAGAACGTATCGAGATCCTAACCCGCGCGCTCGGTGCCTGCACACTCGATCGAAAGGGTGTAAACGCAGCATTCAGGTGTCCTGACTGTAAGGGATCGAAGAAGCAGAAGTTCATTGTTCGTATCGATACTGGACAGTATCACTGCTGGGTCTGCGATGCTCGTGGAGCCTCGATCACCAAGGTGCTGCGTAAGCTATCACTTGAGGTTGCATCGAGGTGGGAGGGGGTCACTGGTTCACACCAGCGCCGGTTCGTGGACGAGGTTGTCGAGGCACCGAAGGTCGAGATCCCGATGGGCTTCAAACTCCTCGCCGAATCTCTTGAGTCAAGGGATCCTGACATTCGAGACTGCGTCAACTACGCAACAGATCGAGGTCTGAGTTTACGCGACATGTGGTATTTCAGGCTCGGCTATGTGAAGCGTGGTCGTCTCTCGAGGAGGGTCATCATGCCATCTTTCGATTCTGAAGGTAAGATAAATTACTGGACGGCACGCTCGATCGATCAGGGTGTGATCGGCAAATACATTAATCCCCCGATCCCACGTGGAGAGTTCATCTTCAATGAGCTCAACATCGATTGGCGACAGGAGGTGACGCTTGTCGAGGGTCCGTTCGATCTCACCAAGTGCGATAGCAACGCAACTGCGATCCTCGGTTCCAACATGTCGAGGAAGTCGGCTCTATTCCAGGCAATCGCGAGGAATAGAACACCAGTTATCCTGGCTTTGGACAGTGATATGCCTGAGAAGCAACACAAGTGGGCAAAAGCGCTATCAGAGTTCGACGTGCCGGTAAGGATTCTCAATCTCGATGGGCACAAGGACGTCGGCGAGATGACCAAGGAAGAATTTCTAGAAGCTAAATCGAAAGCCAAACCCTGGGATAAGTTTCAGGGTATTATTAACCTCTCAAGAATTATGAGAAGCGGGAGCATCCTTTGATCAAGATCGCACATATTGCTGATATCCACTGGCGTGGCCTGCAGCGTCATGATGAGTACACCGAAGTTTTTGAGGACTTCTTCAAGAAGCTGGACGAGCTTCAACCGAATATGATCGTTGTAGGGGGAGATATCGTCCATTCGAAAACCCAGGGCATCACACCCGAGCTCGTTGATCGTCTTGGTTGGTGGTTCCAGAGGTTGGCTAACTGGCCCACCGTGGTCATCCTTGGAAACCATGACGGTCTCATTCACAACAAGTCACGTCTCGACGCGATCTCGCCGATTGTTGCTGCGCTTGACCACCACAACATCCACTTTCTCAAAGACTCTGGTAACTACGAGCTTGACGGAATCAACTTCGCCAACTTCTCCTGCTTCGATGAGGAGAATTGGAGTAAGTGCAGCCCGAGCGATGACCCGCGCTTGATCAACATCGCCCTGTACCACGGAGCCGTGGGCGGATCCCTGCTGGACACGGGTATACCTGTCGACGGTGAGGTGACGGTCGATATGTTCCGTCCTTACGATTTCTCGCTTCTCGGTGACATCCACCGTCGTCAATTCCTCGACAACGATACTCGTATTGCTTATCCAGGCTCGACAGTTCAGCAGAACTATGGTGAGGACACGGAAAAGGGATTTCTTTTCTGGCAGATCAAGAATCGTGAAGATTATCGTGTGAACTTTGTTAAGCTCAAGAACCCGCGTCCGTTCCACACGGTGGAGTGGCAGGGCAACGTGCAATCGACTCTGCAGATCTGTGACTCTCTCCCGGACGGTTCCAGGTTCAGGATCCTAAACGAGAACGACGTTGCCATCTCCGAGTCGCGTCAGATCTCTGGAGAGCTCAAGAAGAGGAAATCAGCTTCGGAGGTTGTTTGGAAGTTTGTGGGTGAACAGGCAAAGGAGGAGATGAAAGCTGGTTCGACGAGCCTCTCTCGCGAGAACCTGCGTGATCCTGCGACGATCAAGGCTCTCTTCAAGAGCTACGCAGAATCGAAGGGAATGGCAGGTGACACGCTTACGAAGCTCGACGCAACCGTCTCGAAGCTTATCGATTCCCTTCCTGAGGATGAGCGTCTCGGAAATGTCAAGTGGTCCATCAAGAAGCTCAAGTGGGATAACACCTATTCCTATGGAAAGGATAACGAGATTGATTTCGAGGGCCTGAACGGTATCACTGGTATCTTCGGTCGAAACGCGCAAGGTAAGTCCTCGATTCCAGGGACTATCATGTACTCCCTGTTCAACGCTACCGATCGCGGTCCGATCAAGAACCTGCACATCATCAACACCAGAAAGGATTACTGTAAGGCCGCAGTTGAGTTCCAGGCGGGTAATGACACGTACCTTGCTGAACGCCAGTCGGTGAAGCATCAGACGAAAGCGGGTCTGCAGCATGCCGTGACCCACCTCAATCTATTCAGGCTCGATGCATCAGGAAATCAGGTTGAGGACATCTCCGGAGAGCAGCGTCGAGACTCCGATAAGGTTCTGAAAACACTAATCGGAGCTCCTGAGGATTTTCTACTCACTTCGTTTGCTGCGCAGGGTGAGATGAACACTTTCCTGAAGGAGCGCGCGACAATGAGGAAGAACATCCTCTCGAAGTTCCTAAACCTCCAGGTGTTTGATTCTTTGAATACTCTGGCAAAGGAGAGCGCAAGCTCAATCAAGTCGGAGCTCAAGAGAGCACCAGCGATTGACATTCGGACAGCAATTGAAAGTAAGCGCAAGGAGGAGGGATCACTTCACGCCGAGGTTGAGGAGCTTGAAGCAGCTAGGTCCAGCCTTGAGTCTCATGTAAAGAAGCTGCGAGCTATCCTTGAGCGTGAATCCCCGGGGTCGTCCCATGTGCTCGATGATATCAAACGGTATGAGGCTGATCTAGTCGGGGTCGAGCGGAAGGTAAAGCAGAACGAGCGTGATCTTGAAGCTGCAGTCCAAGAGAGTAATGATCTGAAGGCTAAGATCGAGAAGACGGAATCGGCTGTTGCAGGCTTTGACGTTGATTCCTTACGTCGTGACGTTGAGCGTATGGAGAAGATCTCGACTAAGATAAACGAGATTGAGACACGTTCACGTGCGGAAGCTGAGACGATCAAGGGTCTCGAGAGATCTATCAAAAAGCTCGGGGAGGTTCCTTGTGGTGACACGTTCCCAACCTGCAAGTACATCAAGGACTCTCATAAGGATCGTGAACTGCTACCTCAGAAGCAGAAAGCGTTCGATGATATTGCTGCAACGCTAGAGGAACTTCGCCAGTCTTTTGATGAAGGCGCTCTTCGTGATACCCGCGATCGTCTCGAAAAAGTTACAGGTTTGCAGTCAAAGCTTCCTGCTGCAAGGACATCTCTCCAAGCTCATGAGAGTCGTGTGGAGACTCTGAAGTCTCTCGGAGACTCTTTAAAAGAGGAGCTCAAAAGAGTAAACAAGTTATTGCAGGAGCTTCGCGCAGCGAACTCTCTTACCGCCCTTGAGGAGGTGAGCAAGATGCAGCTAGAGATTGAGGAAGAGGAGCGTAAGATCCAGGAGGCTACGAAGAAGGTTCTCAAGGATAACCAGCGGATTGGTGCTATCGGGGCCGAGATTGCTCGTCTTGAGCAGGACGTTGAGAGGATCGAGAAGCTGCAGGGAGAGTGGAAAGTGTTCGAAACTATCCTTGCTGCTACCGGTAAGGACGGTATCCCCTTACAGATCATCGCATCGCAACTTCCGAGGATTAACCTTGAGATCTCGAAGGTTCTCAATGGCGTGTCGAATTTTAACATTGAGATGTTCGCTGATGAGGAGGGCGGTGATCTCGAGATCTTTATCGATTACGGTGACTCTAAGCGACCGATCGAGCTCGCTTCTGGAATGGAGAAGATGATCGCTTCCCTTGCCATCAGGACTGCCCTCATTGAGGTATCAGCAATCCCCAAGCCAGATCTATTCATTATCGATGAGGGGTTCGGTGCGTTGGACGATACGAACCTTGAGGCTTGCGCTCGACTCCTGACCTCCCTAAAGCGTAACTTTAGGAACATGCTCATCATCTCTCACGTTGATAGCATCAAGGATATTGTTGACAACGTAATTGAGATTTCCCACGATGGTATCGACGCGAGAGTAAGATTCTAATGAAAAGTAAGATTCAATTACTAGAAGGTTATCGGATCGTTAAACGTGGTGAGCTAAACTCGACTTCTACTCCGATAGATTGTCCTCTGTGCTCCTGTGTTCTAGTTGATGAGATGGACGAAATCTCGATTGTCAGATCATCCTGCTGCTTCGATTGTGAGAGTGAGATCGCTGATCCAAATCGTGAACAGTGGTTGAACGGCTGGAGACCGTCCGGTGATGAGCTGCAAGCGATTAAAGTCAAGAGACTCTCATCGCCTCACTCGAGAGTGCATATTTAGGATGGGAGAGATATCAGATATGCACTTGTCCATGAAAGATGTGAACGCTCTCGGGCAGATCACGCAGAAGGGTTGGGGCGTTTCGTCAATGCCCAATTCTGTGAATTGCTCGTTACACGGTGACACCATCACCATGAAGTTTATTACGGTCGTTCATTTCGCGGCCGACCAGGCCTTGAGGAGTCAGTCAGACCGCGTGAGCCACGAGTCGATAGAGGTTATCACCAAGTGCGTCGCTGACATGAAGAAGCGCTTCAAGGAGATGACTGGTAACTCACTCAAGTTGAAGGAGGTCTCGAACACCGACTCACTCGAGGTCATCGCTGCGACGAACCTATCACCACGTCGTGTTGCCTATTACAGAAGGCAGGTCACGCTGCAGGTGGTGTGAGATGGCTGTCCTCTCGAAGGAGAGGCAGGTTGCCGAGATAGTCGCATGCGGGAAAAACTCGTCGTATTTCATAAACAAATACGTAAAGATCCAGCATCCGACTCGTGGTCTGGTCGGGTTTGACACATACAAATTCCAGGATGATTGCCTCGAGCAGTTCGAGCAACACCGATTCAACGTCATTTTAAAATCAAGACAGCTCGGCATCTCAACTCTCGCGGCTGCTTACGCGATCTGGCTTGCTCTTTTCTACAAGGACAAGTCTATACTCATCATTGCTACGAAGCTAGCGGTGGCGCAGAACTTCATCAAGAAGGTGAAGGTCATGCTGCAGAACCTACCGACCTGGCTTATCATGCCGTCAGTTAGATCGGATACGAAGCAATTTATTGAATTCAGCAACGGATCATCGGTGAAAGCGATCCCGACTTCCGAGGATGCGGGTCGATCAGAAGCTCTTACGCTCCTGATCGTTGACGAGGCCGCGTTCATCGGTAACTTCGACGAGCTCTGGACCGGTCTGTATCCGACACTGTCAACGGGAGGTCGTGCTATTGTGCTTTCGACTCCGAACGGCGTCGGCGGTCAGTATCACAAGCTCTACGTCGAAGGTGATGCAGGTCTCAACGAATTCAATGCTATCAAGCTTCCCTGGGACGTGCATCCCGAGCGTGATCAAGTGTGGTTCGATAACGAATCGAGGAATATGACCCGTAAGCAGGTCGCGCAGGAGCTCCTGTGCGATTTCGCTGCATCTGGCGATACATTCCTTGGCGCAAATGACCTTGAGTACATCATATCCAGCACGCAAACACCGATCGAGAGATGGGGGCCTGATATGGGTGTATGGGTCTGGAGATACGCGATGCCAGGTCACAAGTACATCATCGCAGCTGATGTTGCTCGAGGTGATGGAGCGGACTACTCGAGCTTTCACGTGATCGACACGACGTCTGCAGAGCAGGTCGCCGAGTTCAAAGGTAAAGTTCCACCTGATCAATTCGCTGTTCTATTGAATGAGGCGGGATTACGTTACAACAAAGCTCTTCTATGCCCTGAAAACAACAGCTACGGCTACGCCGTCTGCATGAAGCTGAAAGAGCTCAACTATCCCAACCTCTACTACAAGGATCGAAAATACGCTTATCTCGGAGCTGCTGCGGGATCGGGTGATGTTGCGAGTATCGGATTCACGACCGGACCGTCCAACAGAACTAAGATCCTGACAAAGCTCGAGGAAGTGATTCGAAACAAGCAGATTAAGATAAGATCAACTAGAATGGCCGAGGAACTGAAAACTTTCACGTGGATCGGTCAAACAGCTAAAGCTATGAAAGGTTACAACGATGATCTCGTGATGGCTCTTGCTATTGGAATTTGGTTGTTCGACACGGACGTGGATTACTCGAGCCACAGTCGGGAAGTGACCAGGGCGATGATAGCTGCTTTCGCTGTCAACAAGAAGAGCGATGAGCAGCAGCCCCCCGTTCCACATCCGAGAAACCCAATGTCACCCATCATGGTGGACGCTCTTCCTGGTTGGAGTGCCTCATCTGGAAATCCTTACGCTCATTTTGGATGGGTTGTCAAGGGTTAATTTAAGGATCACGAAAAAAAGGTAGAATTGAAACCAAGATGGCCGAAAAGACAAACAGAAACTTATTCCAAAGACTGACGCAGCTGTTCAGGGCTGGTCCCGTGATTCGCCGGAAGGTGAAGAACTTTTCCGAACCGACCGCGTCGTCAGCCTACGAGATGTTCAGGAGAAATCAATCCGACATCTACTCCAGCACTGTATCAGCGTACGGCGCGTTCGACAGGATGTCAAGATACTCTGACTTCTCTGAAATGGAGGCCACTCCCGAGATCGCATCAGCTCTCGATATCTACGCAGAGGAGACGGCCTCCCAGGATGAGAAGGGGCAGGTTCTACACATCCACTCCGAGAATCGTCGGATAAAAGAACTTCTGGAGACTCTGTTCGCTGATACGCTCAACATCGAGTTCAACCTCCCGATGTGGACGAGGAACCTGTGCAAGTACGGCGACTTCTTCCTCTTCAATGACGTTCATCCGAACTACGGCGTTGTCAACGCTTATCCGATTCCAATCTCTGAGATGGAACGTGAGGAGGGGTACGACCCGAAAGACCCGATGGCGGTTCGTTTCAGGTGGATCACCCGCGGAAACCAGGTTCTAGAGAATTGGCAGGTCTCTCACTTCAGGCTCTTGGGCAATGACGCGTTCCTACCATATGGTTCTTCCGTCCTCGAATCAGCTCGTCGTATCTGGCGTCAGCTGATTCTGATGGAGGACGCGATGCTTGTCTACCGCATTGTCCGCGCTCCTGAACGACGTGTTTTCTACATCGATGTGGGTAATGTTCCTCCCGAGGAAATCGCCAACGTAATGGAGCAAGCCCAGACAAGCCTGAAGCGTAATCGTGTGACGGATAAGGCCAACGGAAAGATGGACCTTCGTTACAATCCGCTCGCTGTGGACGAGGACTACTTCATTCCAGTTCGCGGAGGAGAAACAGGAACTAAGATCGATACGCTGGCAGGTGGAACAAACGCTGCTGCCGTTGAGGACGTTCAGTATATCCAGAAGAAACTCTTTGCAGCTCTGAAGATTCCGAAAGCTTACCTCGGTTACGATGAGGAGATCGGAGCTAAGGCA